CATAATATATTATAAATCTATTTATTACTATTGTACACTACTTGTCGATCTGAATGTCTCAGCTCCGGCTACCTTGACGGCTCGGACACTTGGTCTACCCAATGTGTTAGTTAAAACCATCTGAAATCCGTAAGCTCTTTTATTTCCTATACGCCCCCTTATAGAAACATCTTCGTCCGCCGGTATGTTAGAACCTAGATAAAAACTAGCTGTCTTCAAGTCCAAGGCTGGCTCGGAGTCAACATTTTCCGTTATACCAGATATGTTCATATCGGACACGTTATCAGCACTGGACTGCAACTGAAGCTCAAAATTATTCCATTTTTTTCTATCTATAGAGTTTAGTGTAAACATTCTTGTTGTAGCAGAACCTTCTACTCTATCAGTTCCGGCACTTCCGCCGATTGCTGTAATAACTCTGTCAATACCATCAGCCTCTGTCTCCAGCTTGTGGATACCACCATCCGTGTTAGTTACGTAAACACCGCGTTTACTTCCACTACCAGCTACTAACAAGTTGGTAAACTCAAAACCAGAGCTGTTTACCTTATCTACGGATTCCCAACTTTTATTTAAAAAGTTGTATATAATAACAGCATTGTTTGTAGGTGAACCATCTAGTGGTACAGCTAAGTAATAACGATTGTCGAAATAAATACCTACTGCGTTTTCAGCCGCGTCCTTGTTTATGCGGTCAATAGTCTTTTGAATAGCTTCAGATAGAGGTACTTCATTTCCGCGAAGATTGTACAAGTCAATAAAGTTAGCTCCGTACACACCGTTGTCTGATAGGAACAGCACTTGATTACCCACTTGAATAACAGAGCGTCTAGCTAATAATCCAACCTCGTCGGTAAGTACTTGATTCTTTGATATTGATAGATTTTCTGAACCTATAACAAGGTGTATACTATTTCTGTTGAATACTATAAGCTTATCGTCCGAGAAGGAGTGCATCCCTACGTTGAAGTCCGACTTACCAGCGTTAAATCTAAATTGTGTAGATATGTGATCGTAAGTATCAGTATCATCAATGTCTGATAATATAATCTCATCAAATGTTTTTCGGTCCGTAATTGTTTCTGTACTAGACAAAGAGTATCTGAACGGAACCGCTAACCTACGTTGGTGATAAACACCATACTTAGGAGCCGGCATATGAGTGTATCCCAACTCTGATGGAAGTTCTTTTATGAATGTAGGTTTTGTGGTAACACTTCCGTTGACTATGTCCGGTGCGTTATCTACGAAAAAGAAAAAATCATTACCGTCAACCCTTGAGACCGTAAATGTATCACTTACGGATAATCCGCTGCTTCCAACCTTAGTAACTTGAATAGCATCACCACTAAGATATCCGTGGCTTGATTTAGTTCCTTTTGCTTCGCCCTTTGTTATTTCAAAGGCTGTTGTTAACTGAGCTGATGGATAAGTAAAAGCTCCCTTTTCGACAAGTGCAAATGCCGGGGATCCAGTAATATTATTAGTAGCTAGGTCTACGCTCATTGCTGTGTCCCCATCTCTAAATATAAATACTTTATTAAATGCTTGTATCATATCTATTTGAGTAGATACAGTTTCAGTTCCGGGATATGCTAAATCATATGTAGTACTAGGGTCCGATACCTTTACGGCTACTACTTTACTGTTTGCGGCTAGAAGTATATAACTCTCTGAGTTAGCGTTAGGATCCGAGAATATACAAGAACCGTATACTTCATTGACGGCTGTATCGTCTAAGAAATTAAACTTAATACTGTCCGTTCCTCCGGCGGTTCCAGTATATGTTTGGTCCTCTATGGTTAACTGGCTAGCACTATCGCGTTTAGCTACTCTAAATCCATTAGGGTCCGGGCTAATACCAGTTATACCCGCTAGTTGTACAATATTTAGTGTAGTAAAGTTTGTGACATCTACATCAGTAATAATAAGTTTATTACCAGTTTGAGTGACCGTAATACTAGTATCATCCGGTATAAGATAAAAAGGTAATTGTAGTGCATTAGCACCGGTACTTAACGGAGCCTTGAAGTTGCTTATACCTTTCCTAGTCTGCCACTCACCATTTACGGCAAGTCTACCATTCTGACTATCCGCTAGGATACCCTTAACTAGTTGGTCCGGGCGTAGGCGATTATTGAACCCAATGTAGCCACTGTCCAAGTCCTCGATGATTCTATCGTCACCGGATGAGTATGTGTCGTACCTAGCCATCTAGCAGTCCCAAGCTCTCCTAGACCAATAGTTAGCTGAAAGTTTTCCCTTACCGCCCTTGATACCAGCACTACGTGCACAGTAGCTTCTTTTGCGAGCTGGGCGATTCTTCTTAATTGTCATATTCGCATCTCCGAAACGAACAATTTTTTCCTTACCATCTTGGCAAGCTTTTACAACAAACTTCTTACCGCCTTGAACTTCTCGGCGAGGTACGTTGCATTTCATTTTGTTTTTGTCTATTGCCATTGTATTAAATTATTGTTATTAACTGTTATTACTCCTAGAAACCTCAGACCAAGTGCTTGTGCGGTCATTATACATTAAGGTAAGAGTATCTTTCGCCTTATCTAAAACACAATCGCCATTTAAACTTAAGTTACCGGTTCCGTCTTTTACGGTAACGTCTTGGCTATCCAAATAAGTCATTAAGGTAATAATGTTTCCGCGGTAGGTTGCTCCGGTTATGGTATGTAAATTATCCGTTGAAGCACCACCCTCGGGAGAAAGCTGAACAACCGATATTCCCCTATCGGATAAACTTATTGAGTCAGATGCAATAACAATTCTTTGCTGATTAACCAAACCCTTCTCGACAAACATATTACTAGTACTAGTTCCATACTGTACTGTAACAGATGGTTCGTCTCTATTGGATGTGCACTCAACAATATTATCTGAGGATGAATCACCAAAGCTCGCTAAAACGGCTCCAGATTCGGGGTCAGTGTGAGACGTAATCTCTATGAGGTTTCCTACAGCTCCATCCAATATACGTGCAGCAGCCCTAGAGTCAGCCACACCAGAAATAGACATATTTTTAAAAGAGTTATTGAGAGCACCACTTTCTAATCTAATTGCGTCACCTAGCCCATCATCGTTAGTGCCGTCTAGATCTAAACTAAAATTTGAAAACACAGAATCTTTTACCTCACCCACACGAATACCGCGTTTACATTGAAAAGCTCGTCCATTCGTAAAAGTTAGTCTTTTGCCGTATACGCCGGAAAAAGAACTACCGACATTAAAAGCACCAAGGGGTATACTTACTGCCGTGTTGTCAGAGTGATAACAATCCTCAATAGGTACTTTGAAATAAATACCAGAACCCGACCCTCCATTGGTTTCGTACAAAGAACCACAACTTTGAGCTAGTGATTTAGATATTCCGGAATATCGAGCACCTTGAAGTTGAACACCGCTTGAGCCACAATTAATAGCCTTTAGGCTAGACATTTTAACAAACTCGTTTGTTATACTAGAGCTTCCGGAAATACACCAAATACCTTGACCTCCTACATCTTGTACTATTATTTCTTCGATGGTTCCGTTTGATATGTTAGCACAATCGACACCTTGGGTTGTTCTTGAGCCACTAGAATATCTACCATCTACCTTAAAACCTTTTAGTGTAAAATTTGTTTTATTAAAAAATTTTATAGCGGACTGGTCGGACGCAAAGTAACACGAAAAAGTAGTTACGCCAGAGCTGCTGCCCACCATACCAAAATTACTCGACACAGAGGTGCTTACAATAGTGGATGTAATCTTATAAACTCCTTTTGGAACATTTACAATAACTTCTGATGTCACAGCATAATCAATTGCAGCTTGAATAGCCGCAGTGTCATCGGTAACACCATCTCCCGTAGCACCGAAATCTTTTACATTTACACTAGGTTCTAAATAAATAGATTCACCTAACTTTACCTTAACATCATTAATTGTTATAAAGTTGTTCTTTAGACCCAAAATACCTTTAAAGTTTCTAATTGTTGTACCATCAACTTTTTCTGGTACATCTTCTAATGTGTGTAACCGTGGCATTATAAATTAATTCTATTGTTTTTTACATCATCCACATACTTAGCTTCTTCGGGAGATAATTGATCAAAAATACCTTCTTGCACTTGATTTAACACTTGATTAAATCTTTTTAATCCTTCTTTTTTACCAAAGTCTCTTGTAAAATTATTTTTATTAGTAGATATAAATTTCTTAAAATCATCGAATGTCCTT